CCTCGTCCATGTTACCGCCGCCTTCATGTGCGATAGGATAATATGCAGACCAATCTTTTACAGCTAAAGCTATACCAACTATTTTACCTTTACCTGTAACAGATCCTGAGCCCATAGTTTTAAGTTCTGGATCTTTTGTTTCTAAATCAATTGCAATCTCATCATACTTAGATAGATCCTTGAACTCTTCTGGTGGTGTCCATTCTACCTGTGGACTAAACATAGGTTTCTGTATCATTTAGTATCTCTCATTTTTTTTAATTCTAATTGACAATAATGTATTATCTTTTTTATGTCTTCTGCGCCACCTTTTCGTTGATATCTGCAAACGTATTTCACAACGTTTCCTTGAAAAAAAGACAAATTGTTTTTAGAAATAAACTCGTATGGTTGAATAGGAAACTTGGTGTAGTGATTTCCTCCTACCTGAGTATATTGTGGAAACGCTTCGTCTAGTATATTTTTGTCTGTCATAGATTATATCCTTTATATTTTTGTTTTGGTTCAACAATGTGTAGATGTTCCTTGGTCCTTGTTGCACCAACATAGAACAATCTATTTTCATCATCTGGGTTTTGCTCGTATGATTTCATTGTGTTTAAACTTAAATCTGTAAGCAACACAACATTCTCACACTCACCACCTTTTGCACCGTGTATTGTAGATAAAGTTATACGTGGTGCTTCGTTTAACTTCTCGCCATTCTTTCTCATCTTTCTTAAATAATTTATATCTCTACTTGGTGCAGCGTTAAAAGCTGTATACCAAACATCACTTGTTTGTAGACCATAATCTTTTTTTAATTGATCCATACCATAAAAAGAATCCTTAACCATACCTTTCATTTTTTGTTTGTCCCACAGGTTTGTGTAAGAAGATATTTTTTCTAGTTGATCATATTTTAATAATTGTCCTTGACGCAAGTGCTCCCAATCTATGGCAGCTAAATGTAAAGCATGTTCTCTTTGTTTTCTAAACTTGTTTTGATAGTAGTAACCTTTGAGATATAAATCTTCTTCTAAATTATCTAACATGTATTTAGTTCTAGCTAATACCAACCACTCACCTGAAGACATATTTATTTCTTCAAAATCATAATACCTGGATAAAGATCCTTTATGTATTTTTGGTTGCCATGTTTTATTTATTCTTGTTTTAATTTTATTTATTATACCCATAGCTAATCCATGTACCCTTGCAGGAATACGATAAGATTGCTGCAAGGGTAGCATTTGTCCTTCCTGTGCTATGAAAGA